CGGCTCCACCGGCGGCGGGTCGATCGGTTCCACCGGCGGCGGCTCGACCACCTCGACCGGCGGAGGCTCGACCACCGGCGGCGCCGGCGTCAGCGGCACGCGGGGTTCCGTGGTGACGTTGACGTCGCGCCAGCGCAGGTCGCCGGCGCCTTCGCCCTCGGTGACGGACCAGACCACGCGCGCCACGTCAGGCAGGCCGCCGAGTTTCGCGGCGTCGTGCCACGCGTTGACGCCGGGCGGTACGACCACGTACCCCTCGAGGCGGTCGAACGGGTGCAGCACCACGCCGGCGCCCTCGGCGTAATAGCACAACCACCAGGCGCCCTCGAGCACGAGCACGCGCGGCGCCCACGTGCCGCCAGGCAGCACGAGCGGCATCGGCAGATTGCGCGCGCCAATGACCGTCGGTCCCTCGGTCCAGAGCGCCCGGCCCGAGCCCAGGAGTTGCACCTCGCCGGCCGGCCCGTCGGTCAGGTGCCACTCGGTGCCGTCGCGCTCGCGCACCACGGCCGGCCCGAGCGACTGGTAATCCGGCCGATAGGCGAGCTCGCCGGCCGGCCCGACGGCGAGGAGCCCGGCAGAGGGGAGATGCAGGCCGCTCGAGGTGAACAGGCCGACGCCGGCGAGCCAGGCGGCCCAGAGGCCGCCGCCGGCGCAGAGGGTATTGCAGCCGAGCGCGAAAAACGGGTGCGCCGGGTCCGGCACGGCGCGGCGCCAGGTGCCGGCAGCGACGTCGTAGAGCGCCACGTACCAGCCGTCCTCGCCGCCGTGTTGGTACGCGACCGTGTCGCCGAGCCACTCGTCGAGCCAGCAGGCGCCACCGCCGGCGTCGATCGGCGCGCCGTCGAGAAAGGCGCCCATGGCGCCCTTCCCGTGCGCGACGCGGCCCTGCGAATTCAGAAACGGCATCGGGTGCTTTACCTCAGCGCCTGCAGGCGCGCCCGGCGGTTGTGGTGAATCGCGGCCAGGGCGCGCGTCGCGAGGCCGGCATCGTAGTCCAGCGACCGCCTGGCGCAAAGGGTCTTGAACCACTCGACCGCGGCGCCGGTCGTCTGGTCGCCGTCGGCGCGCGCCTGGTCGCTCGCCTCGAGCGCAATCACGCAGTAGAGCGCGAACGTGCCCTCGTTCGGCCCGAGCTCGGGGTCGGGTGTCGACGGGTCGGGTGTTTTGGGTTTTTCGGGTTTTGGAGTTTTCCACAGGCCGGCGCGCGGAGCGCGGCCGGTGCTTGTACTGCTTTTAATATTAGCAATAGAAAGAGCAAATGCAGAGCATTGCAAACAGGATGCATTTGCATTGCATCGTGCGTGCTCTTTGTGCCAGCGCCATTCTGCCGCTAATTGCCTGACAGAGCTGAGGTTCTTCTGTTTCGCGCGCTCGCGTTCTAGTCGCGGATTACTCCATGTACCCGTGCGTATTACTTTTCCACAGGTACGCACTTGTACCGTTTTGTACCGGAATTTGCGCGAGATAATCGGCCAGAGTTTTCGCTCGAAATAGGCGCGGCTCGGCGCCTTCGCGAGCCGCCATAACAGGTCGGGATCCCCTGGTAATCCGCCTTCCAGCCAGGCGACGTCCAACAGGCGCCGGTAACAGCCCTCCTGCTCGAGCGTCATGGCGGCGACCAGCGCATCGGAGAGGAAATCCCTGGGATACCACTGGTACGCCGGCGACTTGTCGAGGCGGCGCTCGCGACTCAAAACGGCGCCTCGGCGTCGCGCGGCGGCGGCGTGCGGAAAAACGTGACAATCCCGTCGTACGCGTCGCGCGGAATGGCGTCGGTCGAGTCGAGGCCAAATCGCTCGAGGAGTGCCGGTTTCATCAGGCCATGGGTCCAGCCCTGGTCGCCGGCAATCTTGAACAGGCGCCGCCGTTGCGCCTCGCTTATCAGCTTGACCCGCGGATCGGCCGGTAAAGTAGACGGTTCCGCCGGTAACGTCGGCGGCCCGACGGGCAAAGTAGACGTTGACGCCGGCGGCGCCGGTGTGCTCGGCGCCGGCGCCTCGAGTACCTCGCCGGTCGCCCGATCGACGGCGCCGGCCTGCTCGAGCTCGGCCGCCTCATACAGCCCGGCGAGCTCCTGCGGGAAGCCTTTACGGAGCGCCAGCGCCTCGGCGCACTTGCCGAGCATCGTATGGGGCATCTTGCGCCACATCCAATCCTGCTCCGTCGGCTTGTACTCGGACCAGCGCGCCGTCGCGGTGAACGGGTACCGCGTGCCCTGCACCAGGCGATAGACCGTGACGGTCGCGCAGAAACCCGGCGACGGCGCCGTGTCTACAAACGCGACGTCGTCCTGGCCGGCATACTCGCCGGTCGAGGCGGCGCGCGAGCGCATGTAATCAATCGACGTCACCGGCGTATAGCGGCCGCTCCGTTTCGTAAAGTGGATCAGCTTGTCGAGCGGATGCACGCCGCGGCGCGCGCAGTCAAAGAAAAAGAGCTCGAGCTCGGCGGCACTGGCGCCCTGCGCGATCGTGCGGACAATCAGCGCGCGTTGCTCGGCGGTGACGGCGACCGCCGGCGCCGGCGTTAGCGCCGCCATGGCCGGAACTCCTCGCGCGTGCGCGCGGCCAGGTCGGCGTACTCCTGCCAGAGCTCGGGAAACGCCGCCTTGAGGCGCGCCACGTTCTCCTCGTCGGCGCGAAACCACGCGACGGCGAGCGCCTGCACAAAGCTCCCGCCGTGGTATTGCATCGCACTCAGCACGTCGTATTCCGTCACACTCATTCGGATAGCCTCCGCAGGCGCGCCCACGCCTCGGCGAGCGTCAGCCGGCGATACGTCCACCGGCGAAACCCCCGCACCAGGCGCCAGAGCATTTCAGCCCTCGCGGTAACACTCGAGCACTGTTAGATGATTCAGCCAGACGCCGTCGGCGCGTTGCTGGGGCGTATAGGTGACGTCGCAGCGGCATTCGCGGCGCCCTTCTGCTTCGCACGCGAGCGCGTAGAGCACGGCCGATTGCGTCACCACGTAGAACGGCCGAAACTGGCCGGGCGCCGCCGGCGCAAACGTAATCGAATAATGGGAGATCTCGGCGCCGGGTTTGCCGCCGATCGCAAACGTCTGCAGGACCACGCAGTCGCGCACGGCGACCGGCACGCGCGGCACGTCGAGCCGCGTGCGGTTCAGCGCCTGCCGGGCGCGCGCGACCGGCGAGCGTCGCCGGATCATGCGCGCCTCCGCGGCGCCGCCAGAAACCAGAGCTCGAGGATGCCCCAGGCGACCGCCAGGCAGGCGAGCGCCAGCCCGAGCTCGAACGGCACGCCGGCGAGCGTCTCACGCATCGGGTACCTCCTCGAGGAGCGCGCCGGCCGGCAGCTGCAGCACGCGCGCGAGCCGGCGGAGTTGCTCGGGGTACGGAATAAAGCGGCCGGTTTCAATACGCGAGACGTCGCTGGTCGCGAGGTGCGCGCGCGCGCCTAAATCGGTCTGGGTCCAGCCGCGGCGGAGACGTTCGGCCCTGAGACGGTTTGCCATAGGTAGGCCGGTACCCTACCGCAGGCGCCGCGATTTAGTCAAATTGCACCGCGGTAGACTGCAGCGCCAGCGCGCGGCGTGCGTGCGCGTGCCTCGCGGCGACCACGCGCGCGCGAGCACGGCCGTCGCCGGTCGAAGCCGGAAGGGCGCACGCCCGAGCCCGGCCGCCGCGCCCTGGCGCGTCTCAGCCGCGGCGGTACGCCAGGGAAAAGTTGATCTGTGCGCCCGTCGGGAAGTTGCTATGCGTCATGGAGACGCGATTCGAGGCCGGCGTCGCCGGCGGCTGCATCACGAGGTACACCACGCCGCCGGCATAGACGCCGAGCCCGGCGCCGGTGACGCCGGCCAGACTCGAGGCCGGATCAACCTGCGCGAGCGGACTGGTATCTGTCGCCGCCAGGTACGGCAGACCCGACACGGTCGCAATCCCGGCCGCGCTCCCGACGCCGCTTATCGTAATCTGCGCCTCGGCGAGTACCAGCGTGTCGGCGCGCGCATACCGGCCCGTCGCGGTATACGTCCAGCCGGTCGAGGCGCCGCCGAATTGCAGGAGCGGTACCCAGGTTTTGTGCCCCTCGAGCATCGCGTCGATCGCGTCGAGGAGCCCCGCAATGGCCGCCTTATTCCAGACCGTGCCGGTCGTGCCGGTGCCGGTATCATCCACGAGCGCGTCAAACCAGGCGCGATTGATCGCCATGAGCTCCTCTTAGTTAATCCGCCCGAGTAATTTCACTTGGTGCACTAAATCCTCGAACGTATAGCGCCGCGAGCTCGCCTCGACCACGCGCCGCGGCGCGACCGCGCGCGCGCCGGCTGCCGGGAACTCGCTAATCTGCACGCGTTGAATCAGGAACGTGCCGGTAATCGGCGGCGACGTCGTCGCAAAGGTAATCGTTTTGCCGACGCTGACGTTCGGGTCGCGCGTCTCGAAGGTAACCGTCTCGAGCGGCGCCGCGCGCATCGCGAGGAGCGCCGCGGCGCGCGCGGTGAGCTCGGCGAGCGCCAGGCGCCCGTCGGTCAGGAACTCAATACGCACGCCGTCGCCGCCGGTCGCCGCGGCGAGCGCCGCAATGGCGTCGGGGTCGTCGCGAATGACATAGACCAGCACTTCGTCGCCGCCTTTGATCGGATAGACGATGGCGCCGGCGCCGCTCGCCGGCAGGCCCACGAGGTGCGGCGCGTTCGTAATTTCAGAGCCATACGAGAGCGTGTTCGGCAGCGGCGCCGCCAGCACAATCGAGCTCGCGCTCGTACCCGTAAAGCGCAGGATTAAATTGCCGACCCGTACCCAGCCGCCGGCCGGCGAGAACGGCGCGATATTCGAGACGAGGATGGACGGCACGCCGGCGTTAATCTGGCCGCCGCCCTGGATGCCACTCGAGTCGATCGTCGGCGCCGCCTGGCCGAGCCCGGCGTCGGGCGTCGTATCCAGGTACGTCGTCGTCGTATTGTCGGCGAGGGTCGCCAGCAGCTGCAACGTCGTCCCGTTCGCCGGCGTGCGATAGAGTTTCCGCGCGCTCACCACGTTCGGGCGCCCGTAGACGGGAATCTGCGACAGTTGTGCGGCGAGGAGGGTACCGCCGCCGCCGCCCATTTGCCCGAATTGCGCCAGGTCGCCGTCGGGCGCCCAGCCCGTCGTCACCCAGCCGATCGCGCCTCGCATGTAGGTCTGGCCGTCGGCGTGGAACGTCGAGCCGCCGTTCGTCGTGCGGTACGGGTCTACGCCGGCAACGTTCGGATCGTCGAATAATTCGGACGGAATGCGGATTTGCCAGTATTTGTCCGTGACGATGATTGGCGCGCCGGGCGAGCCCGGTACGCGGCCGCCGCCGGCGATAAACTTGCCCCACGCCCAGCGATACGAGCCGCCAGGCACCATTTGATTCTGGCCGCCGGCCAGTTGCCCCGTGTCCCGAATGTCCGGCCCGTAGACCGGCGCCGGCGCCGGCGGAATGGAGGCGCCGAGCGGCGTATAGGAATGGATCGGCCCTGGCAGCGTCTCGCCGTTCGCCGTCACAAACGAGACGGCGTACTTATAGACGGCGCCCTGCGCCAGGTTGGTACCCGACGCCGCGGCGACCGACGGCGTCGCCGACGGCGCGTTGCCCGAGCCCACGAGCGCGCCCGTGCCGGGATTCGACACGCCGGTATAGGCGAGCCGTTGCGGTCCACATTCCACCAGGCCGCCAGTAGTCGCATACCAGACCGCGTCGTCCACCGGCAGCGTCGCGGCGCCGACGGGTAAATCGCACGAGGCGGTCGAGCCGCCGCCGCGCGCGTGCACGCGCGTCACCACGGCGGCGCCGTCGGCGTGCGACGCCAGGCGCGACGCCGTCTGGCAGGCCGTCTGGTCGATCGTGCCGGCCGATTGCGCCGCGGCACTGTTAAAGAGGCGAATGGCTTTATTCGTATCGACGTACCAGTACGCGCCGGCGCGCTCGCACGTTCTCGAGAACGCTTGCGGTAAATCCTCGTTCGTAAACGTGATCTCCTCGAGCGCCGGGTTCTGCGTCAGGTCGCCCGTGTCGAGCGTGAATCCGGCCGGCGCAAAGTTGGTAATCAGCAGGTAGAAAATATCCGCGACCGTCCAGCCCACGTAGCGCGCCGTCACTTTGCGCGCGGCCAGCAGCCACGTGAAATCGACGGCATCCACGTCGAATGCGACGTTGGCCGCGCGCCCTTCGTAGACCGTGCGAACGGCGGTGATATGCCCCGCGAATTGCCAGACACCGCGCACGTCGGAGATGACCAACTTGGTACCCTGCAGCGGAAACGGAATATCGCCGCTAAAGCGAAGCGACGCCGTGTCGAGCACCTCGTTCAGCGCCTGCGTAATCGTCGCGCCGCTGACGCGCGCGAAGCCGCTCACCTCATGCCAGACGCCGCCAACCTGCAGCCAGACCTGCGTCGGCGGCGGCGGCGGCGCGGTCGTCGCCGTCGCGATCGCCGAGAACGGCCCGAGCGTCTCGGCGGCGTCATACGCGCGCACGTGATAGCGGTGCGTCGAGCTCGGCGCCAGGCCGGTATGGCGGTACTCGAGGCCGACCACTGACGCAATATGGGCGAACGTCGTACAGCCGGCGCCGGCACAGTGCCAGACCTGATAGCCGGCCACGCCGTAATACGAGGCGGCCGCCGACCAGCGCACCACCACGTCGGCGAGCTCGGGGGTCGCCGTGATGGTGCCGGGCGCCGTCGGCACGCCGGCGCCGATGTAGTTCAGGCGCGACGCGTGGAGGCGGCCGACGTTGAGGCGCGCCGGCAGGAGCGCCATTACAGGCCGCCGGGCGAAATGCCGCGGCGCCGCATACTCGCCACGAGCTCCGACGCAATCTGGTCGCCGTTGAGCCCCTGCGTCGCGTTAACGTTGACGGTCCAGCCGCCGCCTCCGCCCCAGGCCGCGCCGGCGCCGGCGACGCGTGAGTCGAGGAGCGCCTGGCGCGACGCCGACTCCTCGGCATGTTTGGCGCCCGAGCGCAGGTTCTCGATGTACTGCGTCTGCCAGAGCGTGGTACTCAGGCCGCCGCCGCGTTTTTCCATTTCGTCGGCGTCCATGCGGAGGCCGATCGCCTGCGCGCGCCACTCCTGCGCGGATTTTGTCACCACGGTAAACGAGGCGGCGAGCGCCTGGTTCGCCGCGGTCGCCTTCGCCGTCTCGTCGGCCGTGCCCTTAATTTCGGGTTTCACGTCGGCGTATGCCTGCATGGCGGCGCTCGTCGCCTTCGCGTGGTCGGACCAGCCATCGGTCGCGCTCTGCAGCGGCAGCGGGTCGAGGAGTTTCGGTAATTCCAGCGTGACTTTCGGCAGCGCGGCGAGCATCGCCTCGAGCCCCACGTTTGTATTCTTGAACAGGTCCGGCAGCGGCGTCATGGCGGCGGCGAGCGTGCGGAACTCGATCGACTGCGCGGTCGTGCCTTTGTTGAGCCGTTCCAGTTGTTCGGCCGCCTTCGTAAACGCGGCCGCCATGGCGGTCTGCTGCTCGGGTACCAGTTTCGAAATATTCGAGACGTCGCCGAGCGCCGTGCGGTACTCCGTCGCGCGCGCAATCAGGTCGGCGCCGAATAGCTGGTTATACAGACTGATGGATTTTTCGTCGGCGGCGAGGCCCGCATTGACGGCGTCACTGCGCGCGCGCGTCGCTTTCGTATTCAGCGACAGTACGCCCTCATGTTTCTCGAGCGCCGCGGCCGAGCGTTGCGCCGCCTCCTCGGCGTTATAAAAGCCCTCCATGATCGTGCCGAGCGCGTGGTTAAAGAGCTCGACCGTGCCCCATTTTTTCGGTATGCCCTCTTTCCAGAGCGCCTGCAGCGCAATCACCACGCCGCCGAGTCCCGTGGTCGCGAAGTTGGTCGCGTTATTGCGCGCGCGGTCGAAGGCGTCGCCCAGGCCGGCCAGCGCCGCGATCGCGCCGCCGGTCGCCGTCACGGTGTCCGATTCAATCCCGCGAATATCCGCGCGCAGGGTGCCGATGATTTGTTTCCAATTCGGCCCCATGATGGCCAGGGCGGCATCGGCCTGGCGCACGGGGTCGGGGATACGCTGCAGCCCCTCGGCGATCATTTTGAATTGCTCGTAATAATTCGCCGCCTTGAGCTCGGACAATTCGACGTTCATCTCGCGCAGGAACTTCTGCGCGCTCGGGTCGTCGAGCCGGGTTTGCAACGTCGCGACCGCGGCGACCAGCGTCTCGAGCGACGTACCCGTCTCGCCGGCGAGCGCGTCCATTTTCTGCAGATCGACGACCGACGTGCGCGTCGCCTCGGCCATGTTCGTCAGCTTGTCGGCGGTCGCGAGCACCTCGCGCCCGAAACCGACCACGGCATCGACCGAAAAGACAATGCCGAAGGCGCCGGCGAGTTTCCCCAGGGTCGGCAGCATCCCGCCGATCGCCGAGTCGAGCCCTTTGGATTTATCGGCGAGCGCCTGGATTTTTGCCGGTACCTCCTCACCCATCAGGCGGAGTTTTTTCGCCGCCTCGGATGCCTGCGCGGTGACGCGCTCGAGCTCGGCGTCGGTCAACTTGGCGGCGCCGCCAATCCGCTCGACCGCCTCGGCGGCCAGCGTCGCGTCTTGGATCAACTTGCGGCCGCTGAAGTTGTCCACCATTCGGGAGAGCGACTTCTCGACCTTGCCGGCGCCCGTCTCGAAATCCTTGAGATGCGCCTCCGCCGTGGTGACGGCAGAGTAAAAGTCACTAAAGTCAGCCTGGAGAACGCCTGTTAACTCAGCCACGGTGCTCGCGGATCAATTCGGCGCAGGCAACGTCGTAGTCGTCGGGGTCGAGCCCTCGGACGGCGTCGAGGGTCCAGCCGTAGCGCCTGGCGAGGGTAAGATCGGCGACCACGCCGGCGCGCCAGGCGGGGTTTTTTTTTCCGCGTCGCGGCGCGCCTGCTGCTCGCGTTCGTGGTCGAGGATGCGCCGGCGGAGCTCATGGAACGTTTCGAGCTCGAGCGCCTCGACCGCGGCGAGCACCTCGAGGCGCGGCGCCTGGCGGATCGGCACGGGAAACGACCAGTCGACGAGGTACGCGGCGACGTCAATCGTGCCGGTATGCCGCGGGTTGAGAATCCACCGCTCGAGGCGGTCGTCGTATTGGAGCCCGAGCGCCTGCGCCTCGCGGATTTCGCCGATCGACAGCCGGCCCTTGACTACAATCCAATCCCCGTCGCCGAGCTCGAGCCGCACGGTATCGGGTCGCACAAACGGGTCGCGCATATTGTCTCCTACTGTTCCGGCGGCCCAACAGTCACGGTCAGGCGCGCGCCGTCGAGCCGCGGCGCCTCGAGGAGCGGCCACAGAAAAAAGCCCCCCTGCCGCGGCGCCGAAAAATGCAGGCCGGTCTGGCGGAGCTCGAACGGCGACGCGTGCGCGACCGTGCCGGTGAGCGTCCAGACGCGCGCGCCCTGCACGCGACTCCGCTTGACCGTCCACCGATCGACAATGGCCGCGGTGCGATAGCCCCAGAGGATCGCCCCGGATGGCCCTCGAATCGCGAGCTCGCGAAACACGGCGCCGCCTTTACGCGCCGGTCGGCAACGTCCACGGCCCGGCGCCGGCAAACGTGCCGCTCATCGTCGGCGCGCCGGCGACCGGAACCTCGAGCTCGGCGGAGATGTACGCCAGGCCCGAGAACTTGAACGTGAGCTCGTTGATGTTCGGGGTGAGCTCGAGGTAGAGCGGCACGTCGTCGTCGCTCGCCTCGATAATGGCGAGCTCCTCGCTATTCCAGAAGCCGCCGACGGTGCCGGCAATGTCGCGGAGCCCTGGGACGTACACTTTGTTTTGATCGAGGAAACACGTCACCTCGATCATTTCGGTCGCCAGCGACAGCGTCCAATTGTTCAGCGACGCGACGACCGCCGCCGTCGCCGAATCGGCGCCCATCTTGACCTGCCCGTACCGGCCTGACTTGATTGCCATACTCTGCCTATCCCTTCTGCGCGGCGGCCGCGCTCACTGCAAATTGCACGCGATAGTGACCGCCGCAGTGTTGCCAGCGGATCGACGGGTCGAGCGCATCGACCTCGGGGTACCGAATCGCCTGCTCGCGAAACACGGCGAGACAATCGCCGCCGGCGACCGCCAGCGACGCGTCCTCGAGGAGCGCGTCGATCTGCGCCGCGGCGGCCAGCGCCGTCGCCGCGCTCTTGTCGAAACTCACCGCCTTCACGAGGTACACCGCGTCCTCGAGCGCGCGGCCGCCGAATGTTGCCTCGTCGCGCGTCGAGAGGAGCGCCACGAGCGCGAACTGGCGCGCGTTCGGCGGCGCCTCGTCGAACCAGACGCCGTCGGGCAGCAGGCCGGCGAGCGTCGCGTCGCCGGCGAGCACCGCGACCAGCGCGTCGTCGATCGCCGCGCGGTCAAGCACGGCGCACCTCGAGCCCGTTGCGTGTCAGCAACCAGGCGAGCTCATCGTACATGCGGTGCCGCGCGTCGATCATTTTCGGAATGAACGCGCGCAGCGGCGGCGCCGCCGGCATCACGCCGGTCGCGTGTTTCTTTCCCGCCTTTGTAAAGTAGTGCCGCGCCTGCGTGCCGTATTCGTAGATGTAGGCGTGCAGCGCGCGCGAGCGCACGCGGTAGCGCACGCCGAAACGCGAGCGCGTGTCCTCCTCGACCACCACGTGGTCTTGCAGGTTGCCCGACTTGCGCGCATAGCCGGCGCGAATGGCGCCGGCGGCATTCTGCGCCTGCGCGCGGACCAGCGTGCCGGCCTGGTCGGCGAGCCCCTCGGGCAGCCGGCGCAGCGCCGCGCGGAGCGCGAGCACGCCGTCGAGCCGCAGGGTCGCACTCATGGCGGCGGCCCGGCCGGCGTCGGCGTCAGCACCTCCGACGCGACGGCGACCGTCTCGCGGTCGCGCTCGTCGAGGTTCGATACCGACGCAATCAGGAACACGCGCCCATCATGGCGCACGCGCGACGCCGGCGTCAGTTGCGGATGATAGCGGCCGCGCAGGAGATGCGTCGCCGCGGCCAGGGAGGTGCCGGCGGCGAGGCGCTCGAGCGCGCGCGCGGTCGCCGGCAGGATGGCGCAGTACCACGTCGGCGGGTCGGCCGGCGCCCACGTCTCGGTATACCCGCCGTGCCCGTCGGGTGTCACGGGGTGCGGGGTTTCCACCGTCACGAGGTGCCGCGCGGCGCCGATCGGCAGGAGCATCGCCGGCATTATGCCAGCGCCGGGTGCCGGAAGCGCACCAGCAGGCGCGCGACCGCCTCCCACAGGGCGCCGTCCACGTCGTCGGGCGCCATGGCGTCGCCGCGGTGCTCGTAGAGGCCGGCGAGGAGGCGCTCGGTCGCCGCCTGGACGGGCAGCGGCGCCGTCGTCTCATCCCACGGCCAGGCCGGGTCGGCGCTCGCCTTGAGGTAGTCGCGGACAATGGCGCTCGCCTGGTCGAGTTTGGACTGAATCAGCGCATCATGCGCCGTATCGGTGACGCCGAGATGCGCCCTGGCCGTTTCGAACGCGACCAGCGGCGGTAGCGCGCTCATACGACCAGCCAGGCGAGGGTCAGGAGCGCGAGCCCGAGCGGCTGCAGCTGCACGCGACTCGAGACGCCGGCGGCGGCCAGGCCGAAACAGACCAGCGCCAGCAGCAACAACACGAGGCGGAGCGTCACGGGCATACGTCCTCCTTCGGCGGGTCGGCTTTCGCCTTCGCCCATAACTGAAAACAGGTATGGTCGGGCGCGCCGGCGGCGGCGTGCGCCTGCGTACAGACCCAGCGGGTACCTTTGAATTGCACCACGTCGCCCGGCCGATAGGCGGCGCCATGGCGCCAGGTGCCGCCATTCCTGAGGCGGGGTTCCGTCTCGAGCGTCGCGACGCGCGCCTCGAGGGTCGAGAGCTCGACCGTGCCGTCGGCGCCCGGCGGCCCGGCCGGCCCGGCCGGCCCCTCGATCGGCGGCCGCGCCTCGAGCGCCGCCAGGCGCGCGTGGAGCGGCCCCAGGGCGCCCTTGAGCGCGTGCTCGACCAGCGCGACGTACTCGTCGGGCGTCATAGGATGGCGCTCCAATCCTTGGTGTGGAAGGCGGCGGCGAGCGCCTCGAGCTCGGCGCCCTCCTCGAGCGCCGGCCGGCCTGGCGGCGTCGCCGGCGTCGCCTTGCTAAAGGGTTTCTCTTGGTCGCGCACGGCGAGCGCCTCGAGCGAGTAGTACTGCTGCTGCATCATGGGCGAATTGCCGCCGGCGACCGGCCCGAGCCCGTAGTACTTGCGGCGCGCCTCATTCGGCGAGACGGCGCCGGCGCCGATCGCGCCGGCGGCCGCCTCGGTTTTCGTGGCGTGGTCGAGCCAGATCAGGTCGTCAATGTCGAACTCCGTCCCATACGGCCGCGGAAGCTCGAGCCCCTCGTCGAGCGACGCCTCGATCGCCGCGAACAGCGCCTGCAGACACTGCGAGTAATACTGCTGGAACATCGGCGCCGGGTTCCCATAGGGCGGAGGCGGCCCCACGTAAATCATAAAGGGCGGCACGTGGTAGCAGGCGCAGACCGTCTCGGCGGACCAGTTGAGCTGCTCGATCAGTTGCGACTCCTCGGCGGTCTGCGTCATGGGCTCGTACTTGAGCCCGTCGCCGAGCACCGCGACGCGGCCGGCATTTACGCCGGTAAAGTTTGTCTCCCAGTACTCCTTCAGGCGCGCCGCCGTCTCGTCGGCGATCGCGCCCGGCGCCGTCAGCACGCCGCCGGGATGGCTACCGTTACTGAAGAATTTGGCGGAGTTGTTTTGAATCGCGAGCCCCTGCGCCGCGGCGAGCGCGCACGCGAAGATCGGCGAGACGCCGACCAGGGGATGGAACAGCGCAACCATCAGGTCGTGAATGATCTCTGAGGCCGGTACGACGATCGTCTCGCGCCCGTCGGGCGGCGGCGGCAGGCCGGCCAGGTCGTCGCGGCGGAGCTCGTAATAGACGGCGCCGTCTGGCGTCACGAGCGGGACCACGCGCGCCGGGTCGAGCACGTAGAGACTCCGCACCACGCCGCGCTCATCGCGTTGCTTGAGCACGTAGGTATTGCCCGTAATCAATTTCGAAACGAGCCACTGCTCGAGGAATTTCTGGATCGTTTGATACCGATTCGGTTTTCTGAGCACGGGGGAGAACGCCGGCGACTCCGCCTCATGCCAGATGCCGTCGGCATCCTGCGCGACCAGGCGCAGGCGCACCTTGCCCACGTCGGCGGCGATCAGGGTCGTACAGGCAAAAACGGCGAAATTCGCGAGCGCGAGCTCGCCGCGCGTTTCGACGTTCTGCTGCCAGGCGCCGGTGTAGGGTTCCGAGACGACGGTGCGCCAGGCGCCGCCGCCGCGCGCGGTCGGCGCCAGCGGGGCGGCGCCACGCGCGCGGCTGATTTCGAGCCCGAAGATTCGCACGGCGCCGTTACCGGCGGCCGCGGCCCGGCGGGGTCGTCCATTTCCAGTCGAGCGCCGGCGGGTCTGGCGGCGGCGTCCATCCCTGGATCGTCACAAAGCCGATTCCGTACAGCGTTTCGGCCATCCACCGATCGGCAACGGTATACGTCTCGCCCTCGAGATGTACCACCGGCCCGTCGGTATGGTAGATGCGCGCGACGGCGTCGAGCGTCTCGCCGTCGCGCGGCGTCGGCGCCGGTGTCTCGGTGCCGCCGGGTTTAACTCGGTCCATGTTTCCCCTCCCTGGCCGGCGGCCGGCCGCGGCGCGGCGGGTCGGGCGGCGCCGGCAGGCGCTCGGCGAACCGTGCCTGCTCGAGCGCGCCGACGTACGCCTCGTCTACCTCGATCGTTTCGCCCGGTCGCGGATACCGGCCGTCCCAGTACCGCGCCTCGAGCACGCGCATCGCGACCGGCATTAGGCGGCCGCGTAGGTCGCGACGGTGTACTGGACGGCGCCGGCGCGCGCGCGTTTCCAGTTGATAAACCGCTCGGCTCGCAAGCCTACGAGGTTGTTCTGGAAAAACGACGTCATCACCACGGTTGCGTCGGCCGGATTCATCGGCGCCGAATCCATCTGTACCGACGCCTCGGTCGAGACGTCGATCGTGACGCCGCCGTCGTCGGCATAGAGCACCTCGCGCGGCTGCACGAGCGCGACGGTCGTGCCGGCAACCTGCGACGGGATGGCGGTGTAGCCCATGATGGTACCGCCGTCAGCGTTCAGCGTCTCGAACAGCGGCTGCCCGAGCGGGTTGAGCGCGCCGGCGAGCGCGCGCGCATTGGACTCGGAGAGGATCAACACGGCGCCGCGGGTCGAGACGCCGGCCGCCGCCATGGCATTCCCGAGCGCCAGGATGTCGGCGCGCGCATTCGCCGGCGAGGTGCCGGCCGTGGTGAGCGGTGAGACGCCGTTCGTGATCGAGCCCGGCGAGACGCCAGCGACGGCCGCCTTGGCGGGGTCGATAAATTCGGCGTCGAGAAACTGGGCAATCCCGTCGATCATGTCGCGCCGAATGACGTCCTCGGCGTCGGGCGTCGAGTTGCGCGCGAGCTCCTGCGTAATCACGATAATGCCGGCGCACTTCGTAATCCCCAGGGTAATCGTGTTGAACGCCAATTTCCCCACGGGTTTCGGCGCGCCCTGGCCGACCCATTGATACGTGCCGCCGGCGGTCTGCGCCGCGACGGACGTGTTGAAGGGGATTTTGAAAAACGACGGCACTTTCCCCAGAATCGTCGCCGGCCGCAGGAGCGCGAGAAACTCATTCGCGAGCGGCGTCAGCGGCGCCAGCGGCCCCGCCCACGTGGCGTCGGTCGTGGTGCCGGCGGCCACGGCCGCCTTGAGCACGAGCTCGACCTCGGGTGTCGAATCGTGCCAGCGGCGCGCGTACTCGAGCGCCTGCATCGGCTGCCCCTTCGCCACGAGGAGCGCCTGGCAGTAGCGCGTAAACGCCGCGGCCGGCGGCACGTTCGCCTTGACCGAAATGACGCCGCCGCGCACGTCGGTCGCCGGGCGCCCGTGCGGCGCGATAATCGGCGTCGCTGCCGCAATCTGCAATTTCTCGATTTCGCGCGCGCGTGCGAGGTGCTCGTCGAGCGCCTTCACCTCGACCTTGAGCGTGTCGTATTCGGTCGCGGCGTCGGCGTCGAGCGTCTCGCCTTTCTCGGCGGCAGTGTCCATGAGCGCGACCATACGCGCGGCGCGCACGGCACGGGTGTTCTCGAAGGTTTTGACCTGTTCGGCAGCAGTCTGCATGGGGGGCGCGTCCTTGACGCGTACGACGGGAGAGCCCGAAACGCCGGGCGTGTGTCGGCCTGACGCGGCCAGCGATTTCACGGTCAGAATGGAGGCGGAGCGGTTCGCCGGTACCGTCACCAGCGAGAGCTCGACCACCTCGGATTTCAGAATATCGACGGTGCCGTCGCGCGCGACCTTGACGCCGTCGGCGAGAATGCGGAAGCCGATCGACACGCCGCGCATCAGCCCCGCCTTGACCGATTGCCACGCCTCGTCAATGCGCGCCTTGAGCGGCCCTGGGTCGGGTACCTCGGCGAGCGTCGCCTCGAACGGAATCCCGTCGGCGGTCGCCGGCAGGAGCATCACGGTCCCGATCGGTTTGGTCTGGTCGTGCGCCACGAGGAGCGGCAGCGGGTTGCGGTAGGTGACGCCGGCAGGGTCCACGCGGTGCCCCTGGCGATCGAGCTCCGGGGTCGTCGCCAGGCCGTAGAACGTACGGCGCACGGCGTCGAAGGATTTGACCTCGAGGAGCGAATACGCGAGCTCTGAGCCCTCGACCGCCGGCAGCATGGCGCACAGTCTGCGCCCGGCCGCCGGCGGTTGTCTATTTTTGTCGCCCGTTAATCGTGTTTCGGGCGCGCCGGCGGCGTCGGCTCCGCCCTCGGTGCGGTGTGCGCGCGTTCGCTTCACGGTCGACGCTCGCGCGCTAGCATGGGATCGACCGACCTAAGCCGGCGGAAAACCGGCCGCCGCACCGAGGCGTGACGTAGATGAGGAGACCATAGCCGGAATCGAACCGACTACCTCGCCCTGAGCAGGATTGGATACCGCCGCGAGCACGCTCAATCCAATGAGCTATATGGTCTCCATCGGGAATTATTCTATGCCTATACCCATGACACCGATGGAAGTTAGCCCCAAATGCACATCGTCTCGGTTCGGGCCGAGGATGTATTGCTTTGGTGACGGGAAGTGCAAGTACTGCGGCCTGATGATGCCACCTCCGCCAAGCCCAGAGCAGGAAGCCCTGATTGAAGCGGGCAGACATGAGACGTGGTGGCGGACGAACTGGACGTTTCCCCGATGCCCATAGCCCCACCCCGCGCGTGTGCCTAGATAACTCTTTAGACAACACCACGGCGGAACCGCCAGAGCCACGCGAGGCTGAGGTATACCCACCCGCCATGACCGAATCGGTACGTGACCGGCGTCCAGAACCACCACGGCCTCGGCTGCCCGTCGACGTCGCGCAGTCGCCGTACCCACGGCCACCATGCCCCTAATGGGCGGGAAGAAAAGTTTCCTTCAGACTTCGCGGAGTTTCCTTCAGACTTTTCCATTGGCGACCTCACTCGGGCGCGTCGCGCCGCGGCGTGCGGTCGGGCGGGTCGGGTCGGCGGGTCGGGTCAGCCATGGGTTGTCTCCTGTCGGGGTTTAGGGTCGGGGTTTCTCGAGCGCGGCGCGCACGGCGCGGCGGAGCCATTCGGCGCGCGAGACGCGGATGCGTTGCGCCTGCAGGCCGGCGGCGGTCAGTTGCTTGGACGGCAGGCGGAGATGTAATTGCGCGCTCGCGTCCTCGCGATCGAGCGGCGGCCGGCCGCGGCGAGTCATCGCCCAAAGACTAGCATTTGGTACGCCGGCGCGGCCGGCCGCGCAATGCGGCGCGCGTTTGCCATGACGATCGCCGCCGGCCCGTCGATCTTGTCCTTCGCGGCGTCTTTGTCGAGGCGCACGGCGCCGTCGCGCCCGGCGCGCAGGACCGTGTTATCCATCATCCACGCGAGCACGCGATTATTTTCGTGCGCGACGGCGCCGTCGGCGATCAATTTCGCGAGCGTCTTAATCGCCTCGTTGAGCGCGAAGCCCTGCGGCGTATCGACCACGGTCAGGCCGGCGCCCTGGAGATGCAGCGCCATTTGATTCGCGAATCGCTTGTCGTACGCGACCTCGCGCACGCCGGCCGCGCGCGCGTCCTCGAGCACGGCCGCCTCGATTACATCGACGTCGGTCGTGTCGCCCTCGGTGAGCTCGAGGAGCCCGTCGCGGATCCACTCGGCATAGGGTCGATTCGGGTATTTGACCAGCGTCGCGCGCGGAATCCAGAAGCGCACGCGCACGGCGAGGCGCCCGTCGGCGAGCTCCCAGAGGAGCGCCCACGCCGCGAAATCATCGGTCTGGCCTAAATCCAGGCCGCCGTAGCACGGCCGGCCGGCGAGCGCGGCGTCGCCCGGCCAGGCGGCGGCGCCCATGCGCCAGCGTTCCATTTCCCACGCCGCGGCGTGCGCCTGCGTCCAGACGCAGAAATTGAGTCTGAGTACCGTATTCGTTTCGGCCGGGATATGTTTCGCGGCGGCGACTTGGTCGGAGAGGTACGACGCGTGAATCGAGACGCCGAGATTCGGATTCGTTTTGATATGGCAGCGCGGATCGACCAGCGGGTCGTCGCCCTCGTCGAGCGCGCAGACATACGCGAACCAGCGTTCGTCCTCCACGAGCTCCTCGAGCACGCGCGTCGAGTGCTCGTGGTGCTGCCAACAGATCGAGCTCCGGTCGAATCCCGAATTTGTGATTTCTGGAAAGAGCGCATCGCGATTGCCCTTTGCGCCGGCGCGGATTTTCGTACATGCCTCGGCGGACGGGTGCTCGTGTACCTCGTCGATCAATCCCATATGCGGTCGGGTGCCGCTCTTGCTCCCTTGCTCGCGCGAGAACGGCCGGAAGAATCCCAGGCCGTACGACAGGTTGTAGACGTGCTCGAGGCCGGATTTTTTAATCCGGCGCTCGAGCTCCGGTGACGCCTCCACCATTCGCACGGCGTCGCGGTAGAGAATCATCGCCTGCGCGCGGTCGGCGGCCGCGGCGTAGATTTCCGGCGCAGTCTGCCCGTCCATCATCAGCCCGTACAGGCCAATGGCGGCGAGCATCGGCGTCTTGCCGTTGCCCTTGCCGACTTCAATAAACGCGTTTCTGTACCGCCGGTGCCCGGCGCCCTCGCCGCGGGTCCACTGCCAGCCAAAGAGCGAGCCGATAATAAACGCCTGCCACGCCTCGAGGTGAAACGGTTTCGGCCGGCCGGTCGCCGGGTCGCGCGTGTCGGGCAGACACACCCACCGCTCGATAAAGCCGAGCACGTGGTCGGCGGCCGCCGGGTTGAAGCGAAAGCCCTTCGCGCTCGCCTGCCGGCGGTCGCGTTCATGCCGCGCGCACGCCTGGCGCACGTACGGCCCGGCGGTGACGGTGCCGAGTCGCACGGCGCGCGCATACGCGTCTACGCGGTGCATGGCTTACGCCTCAAACGCGATCGCGCGCCACGGCGGCACGAAACGACGCCTCGAGATCAGCGACAGGACAGGGTCGATGGTGCTGGGGCCCAGGTCTCAATGGGCCGGCGGGCACAGCCCACCCCTTGCCGCACACCTTGCATCGAAATAACCGCGTATCCGCCAGACCCTCACCTTCGTCAAGGTAAAACCCCTGCAGCAATAGGAGCGCCTCGGCGTCGCCGAGCTCGAGCCGCCAGCCCGTCACGTGTCGAGCCCGGCGCGTTTCCGCTGATAGGTCGAGAACTCATCGACCGCCGGCGCCTCGTCGGGTTGGACGACAATGCGCGTCCTCGAGGCCGGCGTAAATCCGAGCTCGCCGGCCGTGCGGAGCATGGCGGCGTACGCCTTCGCGGCGAGCGTAAACGTCGGGTTGACCATGCGAACCTTGGCGCGCGTCGCGATCAAGATGGGCGCCTCGTCGGCGGCGAGCGCCTCGAGCCGCTGCCAGAGCGCGAACTGTGTGCAATAGCCAATGAGCGCGGCGCGGTCGGTGACGGTGCAATGGCCGCGCGCCAGGGCGCCGATTAACCGCGACCACTCGGCGCGCGCGACGTCGTCGCGGAGCTCGTCGGGTACGGCCGGGTCAATGGTCGCGTGTTTCGGCGCCTGCGTGTTGAGCGTGCGCCGGCCTGGGTTGTTTTTCCTGAGCGCGACCTCGAGCGCCTGCGGTTTTCTTCCCCTCATAGTTGCCCCTTGTACCCGTGGGTTTCCCCTTGGGTTTCCCGTCTGGACGTTCCGAGAATATGACGATAAACCCCAGCGAATCGGCCATC